GGAAAGTATTCTTTTCGCCAATTTTTGCCACCGTCGCAACAAATGACAATCTCACCGTATTCTTTCTTGAATTTTGAACGGTACATACGAATGCTGTTCAGAATCGTATGTCGAATCAGATTTTCATCTACATCGATTCCCTGTGTGATCACATTACCAATTGCAATACCATTATAGTCAATCAAAATCATAATTTCATCTCACGCTTGTCACAAATATAATCTATTATACCGCAAGACAAGAACAAAGTAAAGTTTTCATTTTTTCAGATGAGTTGCATTGATTCGGCAGTTTATGATACCGTTGTAGTAATCGTCTCGCAAAAGAACTTCTCTGTCAAACTGCTCCTTTGCTTCGTAGTATGAACATTCACCCTTTGATTTACAAAGTCTGAGAATTTCACGATGGTAGGATTCTGGTCCTTTCATTTTCAGATTTTCTTTCACCTGAGTGCTTGAACCATAGTAAGTTTGCCAATCTGATTCAACGAGAGTCTTTTTCTTTCGTTTTCTCGTTTTATTGGCAGGCAGGGTTTTTGTTCTATGAAAAAGTTTTTTGCCAACATATTTCATGTCAGTTTCTTTTTCAGTTATGATGTAAACAAACCCAATATATTCAGAAAGTAATTCTTCACTGGGTTCGAATATTTTATTCTGATAGTACCATGTCATCGAAGTAATAAAACTCACCTTTATTTTCGTAGATAAAACAATCAAGTCCACTTTTTTGTAACATATCTATTGCGTCAGACAAATGGTTCAAGATTGGTTGCCCTTTTACATTCAATGAAGTGTTTAACAAAACGCCGTCAGTATAACCTAAAATATCATATATGAATTTATTTTTCTTTTCTTCGATTGTTTGTAAACGGCAAGTGCCGTCAACATGTACAATTGAAGGAAATGCATCCGCAAACTCTGGTTTTATGTCAGCAACATAATTCATGAGCTCATAACCTTCAAAGGTCGGCGAATCAAAAAATCTGTGGGCGTTTTCTTTTCTACAGATAGGTGCAAATGGTCTATACCATTCACGAAATTTAACTTTAGAATTTAAGTGATCTTTCATTTCAGGAAAAGAAGGATCGCATATGATTGATCTGTTTCCAAGTGCTCTTGGACCAATTTCGTGACGACCTTGGATTATGCCAACTATCTTTCCGTCTGTAATTAACTCTGCGACTTCTTTTGCGGTTATTGGTTGTACATTTGGATTCATTGTTTTGAGTCGATCAAAAATCCAGTCGTCAAAAACTTTTGTTCCACCATATGAGGTATCAAATTTCTTAGAAGGATCAATAAGGTTTTCTTTTATCAAAAAGTTATACATTAACCCAAAACTTTGTCCTGAATCGCTAGAACTAGAAGAAACGAACAAATTGAATTCTGGAAAAGTTTTTCTTATCAACTGGTTTGCAAGAACATTTAATCCAACGCCGCCAGTTATAACTAAATTGTTATCACAAGCAACAATATCATCATAATACTTTTCTTGTATCAATTCTATAATACTTCTTTCGATCATTTTTTGAGCGCAATATGCGTAGTGATATTGCGACTCCAAATCTTCAACTGTATTTTCTGGATAGACAGTATCTAAATATTTGTGAATGTGATTCGTTGCATAAGTTAATGTTCCAGTACCAGTTGTCATATCAGTGCCAGATATTCTTCTTTTCTTCACCCCTTCTGGTTCTGCATCTAATTCCTCTTGTGACAACTTATACATTGCCGCTTTTTGCATAGTCTCAATTATATGGTTGCTGGTTTCTTGATGGTATCCATAAGAACTAAGACCCATAAGTTTCCCAGCAACATCCATCCAAGATCTAGTATCTTCCAATAATTTTAATCTTCGTCCAGAAAAATTATAGACTCGACTAAAGTCATACACCCACTTCTTTTCTTCGGATGTTATTGCTTCGTTTACTTTGCAGGTGTAGAATGAAGTATCGTCACCAATACCATCCCAGGATATAGCGAAACATTTGTTGAAAGGAGATTGTGCATAAGTAGACAGAACATGATTTTTATGATGATGCCACGAATTATCACCATGAATTGCTTTATTTTTTACATCATGATAATGTTCTGCGTTGATAACGTCTAAGGGTAACTTCGATTCACTTCCTGCTTTGAATATAAAGTGACTGAAATCATTTTTTATTCCATAGGAAAGTTCTAGATAATTTAATGCCCGTCGAGTTATGGCAACTTGTTTTTCTTTTAGAATTTTTCTATGAAACGCAAAATGTTTTGTCCTCGTGACTTTTTCAAGGTCTACAATAATAATATTATCATTTTCGATGTCATAAACGCATAAAGATGCATCATGCACATCACATAAAGTAATGATTGGTTTCATTTTTTAATCTGATTGTAGATCTTCACCACACATTGGACAAAATACAGGTTTTTCATCAACCTCAATCACCACCACAACTGTGGTGGTGTCGCATAATCCACATTCTAGTTGATATTCAGTTTCTTCCATATATCAAGCTGCTACAGCACCCCAAACTTCTCTCCAATCACCAGACAATGCTCCTCGAGCATAGTCGGTTGCACGGTTCTCAAAGAAGTTTGTGTGCGTTGGAGCATTAATCATTTCCTCGACCCAAGGGAGAGGGTTTTTCTTAACTTTGTAGATACCCTTCATGCCAAGAGAAATCAATCTGCGATCTGCGATGTATCGAATATATCGCTTAACTTCTTCTGGTGTAAGTCCTTCCATTGGACCCATCGCAAACGCAAGATCGATAAATTTATCTTCAAGTTCTACCATTTGTTCTGCTATTGTATATATTTGCGATTTAAGACCGTCGTTCCATAGGTCAATATTCTCTTCAATGTACTGTCGGAACAGTTTGATCATCGATTCAGCATGCATGGTTTCATCAACGATTGACCATGTAACAATCTGAGCCATACCTTTCATCTTACCATGCCGTGGAAAGTTTAGGAGCATTATGAAACTTGAAAATAACTGCATACCTTCAGTAAAAGCAGAAAAGGCGGCAATGTTAGTAGCAACTGACTCACGTGTCCCATTAGCATTAGACAAATCAGTAAAATAATCGTGTTTGTCGCGCATTGCTTCATATTCAAGGAATTCGTTATAAGTTGACTCGGGCATTCCCAAAGTTTCGATAAGGTGTGAGTATGCTGCGACATGTAGTGCCTCCCGTGCTGCGAAACCAGCAAGCATCATTCGTACTTCTGGTTGTGGAAAATATGGAAGATAATTATTTACATAACCACCAGCAACATCAATATCACCTTGCGTAAAGAATCGAAAAATATTTGTAAGAAAAACCTTTTCTTCTGAAGTCAATCGTTTTCCCCAATCTTTCACATCTTCTGCCATGGGAACTTCAGTGTGTAACCAATGGGATTGCTCATGTTTCAACCAAGCATCATATGCCCATGGATAGTTGAATGGTTTGAAGTAAGTTCTTTCTTCGGTTAGATTTGGTCGTTGCATTTATTTTTCCTTGTTTTGTTTAATCACTACTTAGTGGTTTAACTTTACTTTTTTCGTCTAAAAACCAAGTGACAAAGACTATCCTTTGTCCTTGTTCTACCTCTGTTACACCATGCCTAACATCTTTTCCATACACAACAGACTGCCCGTCTTTAATTCTTGCCACACTTTGGATTATACCTTTACCGTATGGCGGTTTATCTAATTCGAATCTATGTCTTTTTGCTATATGGTTGCTCTTTCTTGGTCTTCTTTTATATCTTTTACAATATATTGTATCTCCACCGACCAAGTCCTGAGAATCCAAAAGAGTAACTACAGTTCTATAAGTTCCATTATCATTGTGCATGCGCACAAAAGACCCTTCAGTATATTTTACAAAATAAGCAGAAACCAAACGTATTTTTTCGTCTGATGTATTGCTAACATATTCAAAGATCTTTTTCAATGCATTGCATTCATAAGGATTAGAATTTTTAATAGAAGCAATTCTTTTTTCACAATGAAATAAATTATAATCTTGATGATATACTTCAGAAGGCAACTTGCTATACATTTCAATCAATTCAAGTCTATCTTCTTCTCCTATAATATCTGCAATCTGAAACTCCAACTTATCCCTCGCACGCAATACATTCTTCGTTATTAATGATTGCATTCATATCGATCTCTTTGATTACTTGCCTCTCAATCTTCTTGGAAACACGATCTGCCTTTCCGAGTTTCTCTGATCGACAGTAATACAAAGTCTTTAGTCCCTGCTTCCATGCCAAGAAATGTACAGCATGAAGGTAGAAAATATTTGCATCTGGTCGGAAGAAAAGGTTTAGTGATTGCGATTGATCAATGTATTCTTGTCGATCAGATGCATGTTCAATCAACCAACGTTGATCAATTTCCATCGCCGTTTTAAACACTTCTTTTTCTTCTTCTGACAAACAACTCAGGTGTTGCACCGACCCATCGTTGGCAATTATCGAAGACCAAATTTCGTCATAATCCAATTTCGAATTTTCTTCAACCTTATTCTTAATGATGACATCCAGATACTTGTTTTTGTTGAGATACGCACCGCTAAGTGTGTCCTGTCTATATGCATTTGCCCTAAAAGGCTCAATGGACGGCGAAGTGTTTCCCATAATAATACTACTACTAGCATTGGGAGCGATAGCCATAACGTGACTAAATCTTCTTCCTGTGCCTTTCGCATCAGGGGCTTCACCTCTCTCTTTACCGAGTTCCAAGTTTGCTTCATCTAATTTTCTCCTCATCAATGAAAAGATCCTGTTGTTAGTGACCTTTGCCATTGCGCATTCAAACGGTAAATTTTTCTTTTGAAGGTAAGCATGAAATCCTAGTGCACCAATACCAATGCTACGCTCACGCATAGCAGAATACTTTGCTCGTTTAACTGTATCTGGTGCTTCCTTCAGAAACTTGTCTAAGACATTATCAAGCATCTCAGCGACGTCACGTAAAAACATATTATCCCGAGACCATGCATCGTAGTTCTCAAGGTTCACAGAAGAGAGACAACAAACAGCAGTTCTTTCTTCGTTAGTTGGTAAAATAATCTCAGAACAAAGATTAGATTGATGAATCTTCAACCCAAGTTCTTTTTGGAAATCAGGCATCATGCGATTGCTCTGATCGATAAAATGAATATATGGTTCCCCAGTTTCCATTCTCAGTTCAATGATCTTCTGCCATAATGCACGGGCAGATACGGTATCACGAATCTCACCACTATGGGGGTCTCTCAGGTTCCACCCATCATCTGCATCTGGATCTTGCATACAACGCTCAATAATCTCCATGAAGTTGTCAGTAATATTGACACCATGATGAAGATTCAAACATCTAGCGTTTTGATCACCTGTAGGTTTTCTCATTTCTAAAAACATCATAATGTCAGGATGAGAAATATCCAGATAAGCAGCATAGGAACCACGCCTTGTTCTACCTTGTCGATATGCCAAAGAAGATGAATCATAAGTTTTCAGATGAGGAATAACACCGACAGACTTGTCGTCGGACGCTCGAATACCGAAACCAATACCTACCCCACCACCTAGCATAGACAACCAGTTTGTCTCCGAGAGGTTCTCGACGAGTCCCTCTGCGGTGTCATTGATGTAATTTAAGAAACAAGAAATTGGCATGCCACGCTTTGATCTGCCATATGAGAGAATGGGTGTTGAATATGACAACCAGTGTTTGCTGGCATATTCATATAATCTTTGAGCATGTTCATCGTTAGATGAAAATTCTTTACTGACAAAAGCGAAACGTTGCTGAGGAGAAGTCTCTTCCTCTTTCATGTAACTTTCTTTCAGTCGTTGAATACCCAGTTTGTCAAATAACTTGTCTCTGGATAGGTCGATCTGAATGCCCAAATATTCTTGTTTCATAGTTATTACTCTCTCGATTCATTTTGACAGGGTGCGTGTTCCCTGATGACTATACTATTCTATAGTTATACAATTAAAAGACAAGTGTTTTATTGTGCGCGACGTTTTCTTTTACCCATAATTTCTATGAAATTACGAGTCAAGATTTGAGTCTTTCTCTTTTTCTTCTTTTTGGGAGGACCAGGTGGTTGGTCTGGCGGCAAACCTGCAATGCCTGAAGATGTTGTCATGGTTTCTTGAAATTGCTTAAAACCTTTCATCTGATGATCTCTCCGACGGTAATATAGATCTTTTGGTTAGTTGGGATGTGTACTGCTTCATAAACATCAATACCAAAAACCTCACCGACAGGATAGGATCCATCCATGACACGAATTTTATCTTTAGAACGAACGAGTTCTTCGCAAGTTGAATTCACGACTTTATCATTCCGAACACGATAAACACCTGGAGATAACATTTTATCTTCCAAAAGAAACCATTCGGAATTCTCTCGCAAAAGGTCCATGACTTCAAGTCCAGATTTTTCTAAAATCTTTTCAAGATTGTTGTCAGAGACTTCATACTTTTCTTTTATGAGATAAAGAGCAGCGGCATAGGTCGCAAGACGACTGGAACCGCCAGGAACTTTAGCAAGTAGTTTTTTGATATTGAAGACAAGCCGGTGAAACGCATTGTAAGCAGATTTTTCTTCGCTTGTCTGAGGTTTCTTGAGTTTTTTACCTTGATCGTCGATTAAACCAAGTTTGTATGCATTGGTATCCTCGAACTTTGTCACCAGTAGTTTCAAGAATCGAAACGTGTAGACTAAATCTGCTGACCTTGTAAGTAAACTCATATCTTTCTCAGTGCTTCCACAACTTGCTTGTCCATATCATATTCGGCATACTCATAGTTGTGAATGATTTTAAGATAAATTAAAAAAGGTTTCACAACGTGCCAATTTTGTAGACCTATCTTGTATTCTAACATCTTCAATCCAGGTTGGATTCCGAAAACGTTAAAAATGATAACAAAGTGGTTGAGTAGCAATCGCTCAGAAAGTTCAGAAGACTGGTTATACTTGTTCACCAGTCTCTTCACGTATTTAAAACGATTTAGATCTTCGTAAAACTCTTCAGCGTCTATAACTTTGGGACTATGGTAATTACGAGCAGCATAAAGTACAAAGTTGTCATCATTCAATTCATCAAAAAGGTCCATTCACATCCCTAATTTATTAATTATTTTTTTGCAGACGCCTTTAGATCCTCAATCATTTTTGCTTTAGTCTTACGGCGATCAAGTTTGATGCCAAGTCCTCCAGCGAGCTCATCGAGTTTTGCCTTTGTCAACTTCTTGAGTTCTGCTTCGGACGGCAATTTATCTAGCGCATCCTCTACTGCTTCCTCAATATCATCAGCAATCTCTTCGAGTTTTTCCTCAACTTTTTCGTGCGCTTCAGTAATATCTTCTTGAATGTCATCGATCTTTTTATTGACCTTTGGCCACCAGAAGAACGCAGCAACAAGCGCTACAGCTACAACACCTACTACAATTTCCATAATAATATCACCTATTAATTATTTCGTTTTTGGTTTTGGTGGAGTTTTTGAATCTCCGTTAGAGAGATTATCTCCCTTTCTTGCTGGAGACTGAGACTTAACCGCACGTCCCGCTTTCTCCATGTCATCATGACCTTTATCATCAAAATCTAGATGCTTTTCACCGTCTTTGTCGGTTACTTTAGCAGCAAACTCTTTAGACTTTGGTGATTCTTTGTCCATGATTCCTTCAGGTTTAGTTGCACCTTTAGTGTGTGCATCTGCC